TAAACCCTCCAACACTTGGAAATTCAGCACGTGTTACTTGACGTTTTGGTAATTTTTTATTTTGTTGGTCAAGCCTACTTACTAATTCGAATTGCACAACGTTACGGTTTTCAGTTTGTTTTCTATCAATAAAAAATACTTCACGTGGCAACTCATTACTATTTGGTGTGCCAAATGGGTTTATATTGTTTGGAAAATTAGCTGCATCAAGTGAGGAAGCTAGTACTTGCAACCTCGTAATTTTTGCATTTATTAAATCATTATGTGGCGTTGTTAAATTTACCAAAAGCATCAAATCTGTAACCGTAATAACAGACCCACTCCTAGTAATACCACCAAGATTACTCATTGTTAGGTTTGGTCTTGGTATCTGCCCACGACCTTCAAAAGCAAAACCCTCTGCAACTATTGGAAATTTTTCATATGTGTTACCTTGCCAAATAATATTTGCATTTGTATTCATATTTGTGCCAGCGTGAAACCTAAAAGTGGTAGGCACTGATGATGGGTTGCCTGTTGCATAATGCGTACCCTCAACAAGTTCCATAACAAAAAGTTCAAT